CCTTGTTTTGTATAAACTTAGCTGATAAATACTTCGTAGGTTACAAAATTAATCCTAAAAAATTTTGCAGAAAAATTTTTCGAAATGAAAATAGATATTGATAAAATAAAAAAATTACCTCCTGATGTCCGTAAGGATTTCATGAAAACCTTTTTACAATACCAGGAAAAAAGAAAAGAAGGCAAAATACATTCTGACTTCATGGCTTTTGTAAAACATGTATGGCCTGAATTTATTGAAGGATCACATCACAAGATTGTTGCTGAAAAATTTAATCAGCTGGCTGAAGGCAAATTAAAAAGATTAATTATTAACATGCCACCCAGACATACTAAGTCTGAGTTCGCTAGCTTCCTGCTGCCCGCTTGGATGGTAGGTAGAAATCCCAAGTTAAAAATTATCCAGTCAACCAATACCACAGAGCTATCGGTTAGATTCGGGCGTAAAGCAAAAGCACTTATTGATTCAGAAGAATATCAAAACGTATTTAAAACTAGACTCAGAGAAGATTCACAAGCCGCAGGTAAATGGGAGACACAAGGTGGCGGCGAGTATTACGCAGCCGGTGTCGGTTCAGCTATTACGGGACGGGGCGCAGATTTACTTATCATCGATGACCCGCATTCAGAGCAAGACGCTATGAACAAAGAAGCAATGGATCGAGCTTACGAATGGTACACCTCAGGTCCTCGTCAACGTTTGCAGCCAGGTGGTGCAATTATTTTAGTTATGACGAGATGGAACACAAAGGATCTTACAGGGAGATTACTTGGCGCGCAGCGAGAGGCTAAAGCTGATCAGTGGGATGTTGTAGAGTTTCCAGCTATCTTACCTAGCAACAAACCTCTATGGCCAGAGTATTGGAAGTTAGAAGAATTAGAAGGTGTCAAGGCATCAGTAAGTTTACAAAAATGGAATGCACAGTATATGCAGAATCCAACTTCAGAAGAAGGAGCAATCATCAAAAGAGAATGGTGGCAGATATGGGAGAAGGATTGGATCCCTGCATTAAAGCACGTGATACAATCTTACGATACAGCTTTTTCTAAAAAAGAAAATGCCGACTATTCAGCTATTACAACATGGGGTGTGTTTTATTTAAATGATGATGCACCGGCTAGTTTGATGTTGTTAGATGCCAAGAAAGGCAGATATGATTTTCCAGAGCTGAAGCAAGTGGCTATGGAACAATTTAAGTATTGGGATCCAGATACCGTCATTGTTGAGGCTAAAGCATCAGGTCAACCTTTAACCGATGAGCTTAGGAAGATGGGTATACCTGTTGTCAACTACTCGCCGTCTAAAGGAAACGATAAGCATACCAGAGTAAATTCAGTTGCACCTTTGTTTGAATCTGGTATGATATGGGCTCCCGAACAAGAATTCGCTGAAGAAGTGATTGAAGAGTGTGCGGCATTCCCGTTTGGCGATCATGACGACCTTGTAGATTCAACAACACAAGCGATCATGCGGTTTAGGCAAGGTGGCTTTGTATTACACCCTGACGATGAAAAAGATGAGGTACAACCTCAAAGGAAAAGGAATTATTATTAATGTTACAATTATTAAAAGCGTTATTTGGCCAAAAGTATCTAAACAAGATTATAGGTACAAGAACGAATGTTGCTAAACCTATTAGAATGGATAAAAACAGTCCTTTTAAAGAATATTCTGATTCAGCTTTTGATGACCCTAAAGTGTTATCTTATATTGAAAAAAAAATTAATGAGTATGGACCATATGCTCTAAGTAACAAGAACCCACAAGAGATTGCAAACTTTGAAGCTAATGCTCAAAGACTTTTAGCAGCTAAGAATAAACAGGCAGGCACTACAGAAGGTATGGTTATTATGTCTGATCTTATGAAAATGACTGACGGTGATTTAAATGCTTTAGCAAAAGAAGGAAACGATTTAAAAGCTAAAAGAATTCTTACAGGCGATGATAGAGAAAGATTAAGCTACATAGATAATATTTTAGAAGAAGCACAAAAACTTCCAAACACAGGAAAAGGTTTAGCAGAAGATATTAAAGCTGCTGGTGGTAAACCTGAAGCAGAGATTGTTGACATTGCAACACAAAAACCTGTTAGTGAAAAAGGTATTGCAACTTTAAAATCTGAGATAGGTTTACCTGAAGGCGTAGAACCAGGAAGTGTAGCTGATAAAGCGATTAAAGAATCTGCTGAATATAAAATGAATCAACAAGGAGTTAAATCTTTACTTGATGAAAACTACAACGCACCGAAGACAACATCGATTGCAGAGGATATGTCTCTTGAAAATAAATTATCAGAACAAGGAGCGAAAGCATACAGCGCTAACATAGAATCTTTTAGAAGACCTATCATTAGACAGATGCTGTTAAAAGATACTAGAATAAATTTATCTGATGATGTTAGAAAAAGTTTAGAAAACAAAGATGATTTACAAAGAGGAGCAGACCCTGAAATGGATCCTTTAAGATTATTAAATGAATACTACGATGTTAACTTTGATAAGTTAGATGAGTTAGAAGAAATTAGATTTACAGCAAGAAATGAATTTGAAGCAGCCGATGAGTTTCTTCAAAAAGGTGGACTTAAACCAAAAGATAAAGTGGAAGAAGAATTTTTTACAGATGAGAGACCTCCCAAGGATCCTGAATTTCAATCAGGCGGAAGAGTTAGTTTTGCAGGCGGCGGAATAAAAGATCTTATAAAAAAGCTAAATAAAAAATTTGGTAAAGGAACAGTTACAACAGCAGAAAATATGGAACTTTCTCCAAATGTTTTACAGAAAAAAATGTTTGAAGATTTTAATCAAAGAAATACAAAACTTTCTTACGCAGACAAAGACAAAAGAATTATTCCTGAAGGCCTAACTGAAGAAGATATAGATCTTGCAATTTTAAAAGGAGAGTTTGAAAGAAAATATTCAAAACTAATTCCTGAGGATCTTATGAAAACAATTATGGCAGATGAGGACCCACAAAGAGTAAAAGAGGTTATCGGGCACGTTGAACAAGCAGCTATTATGACAGACAAGGGAATGTCTGCAGATCAAGTAATAGATGCTTTTAAAAAAGGTGAAAAAAGAAAAGATAACGCAGACGGTGGCCTAAACTATTTGATGGGACTGTAATATGGCCTCAGAACTTTTAAAAACAAAAGCTCTCGCTGCCAGAATCAAAGAGCCTAAAGTTAGAGACTTTGACTTTGGTTTAAATTTAACATCAGTAGAAAGTTTAATCCCTGATTTACCTCAACCCAAACCACAAGAACTTTTAGATATTCAAGAAGACGTTAGAATACAAAGACAAGAAGATACGATGAACAAAGCTCGTCCTTTTTTGATGGATGAGTCTCTAGATTTTATTAGAAGAGAAAATTTTGCTCAAGGTGCAGTTCCTACTACTGCAATGAAAACAGGGCAATATAAAGGTAAATTTAAATTTTCTTTTGGAAAACCTCCGCAAGTTTTTTACGCAGACACTTTAGAAGAAGGTCAAGAATGGTTAGATGGAAAAAGAGCAAAGTCTTCTAGACAAATTGATTATGATAAGTTTGGTAAAAATTACAGAAAATCAGAATTAAATAAAGCGGCTAAATTTTTTTATGAAAAGGAAATGATATCTTCTCCAGACTATGATAAAATTCCTTCCGCTGAAAAACAAATTGTTAGACAAAGATTACTTCAAGGAGACGGGGTATTTAGAAAAAGAACTACAGCAACAGCTTTTTCTGAAACAGATCAAAATAAAATTTTAAAATATTATCCTAATGCAAAATTTGGACCAGGAAGAAAATACGGTTTTGAACCAGGCACAAAAGATTATTTTGCAGTTAGTGAGTTTATTAGAAGAGATTTTAAACCTGCTTATAAAAAACTTAAACCAAGTATGCAAAAAAAAGTAAAAGAAAGATTTGGTAATCAAATAGATTTTGAAAAAAATCCTGGAAAATATGGAGTTAACTCTGCAACAAATAAAAATCTTTACGCTCAAGTAAGAGCTTTTGTAGACGAACCTAAACCTTTTAGATATGGCACAGGAATAGATTTAAAAAAACCAGAAGGCTGGATGCTGGCTCAAATGGATCGAGCACATAGGCAAGGTAATCCAAATTTTGAACCTATTCCAAATGATAAAGGAAAGATAATAGGTTTTAGAGACAAAACTAAATTTGGAAAAAATAAAATTTATTATGGAAATGCACAGGTTAGAAAAAGTGATGGAGTTTTAATAAATAAACATGTTGATTTTGATAACACTAAACTTTTTGTTAATGAAGCAAGAAAGGTAGGACTTCCTGTATCTAATTTTGATCAAGTATCTGGTCTTTTACCCGATGGTTTTGATCATGATAAAGTTAAACTAAATGATCTTCTTGGATACATAACAAAACAAAAAGCTTTAAAAGAAGGTAAAGATTACGTAGATGCTTCTAATAGAAGACTATCAGAAATACACCACACAGATGATGTCTTTACAAGAACAACAGGTAATTATCAAATTTTACCAAGAGAAGCAAACTCTAGAGCAAAAACAATAGCTGCGGAAATTCAAAACGGAAACTTAAAAAATGTTCCTGAGCTAAAAAAAATGGGAGCTAGAGTTGTTGTTCAAGGTAAAACTTATGGAGCTGGAACATTAAAACCAACTATTGAACCAGTGGCTGATTATGTGGCTTCAGAACTTTCTAAAATGAAAAAGAAAGAATTATCTGCTTTGCAACAACTTATGCAGGGTGGCAAAACTTCTGGTGTTGACCCAGTTCTTTTAACTAAAGCTGGCTTCGAGGAATTTGTAAAACCAACTGGTAAGTTTGCAGGTCAAATTGCTAGAGGTGTGGGCAAAGGTGCGCTCACTGCAGCTGATCTTGCAATATCTGCTGGTAAAGGAGGAACGGGTCTTGCACTGGGTGCTTTATTAGAGGCTGATCCAATTATTACTGGAATGTCAGAAGGAAAAGATTTTGGTCAAACAGCTAGAGATACCTTTGTAGGAAGTGCAATCGATCTCATACCTGGTGTTAATTTAGGAAGCCTTAATGAAGATCTTATTAAACTAGCTGACACAGAAGAACAAAGAGTTGCTGTACAAAATTTAATTGATTATCAAAAAGACTATGACAGGTTTAATAAAGATTATAACGCTTTTAAATCTTACACCCAACTTAATCAAGTTGAATTAGAAGAACTAGGTTTCACTGCAAGTGATTTAGTTGATATAGAAAGTAAATTAGCTAAAAGATTTGAAGACATACAAATTAGAGCACCAAAAGTTTATAACCCTGACGTTTTTTCACTTGCAAGAGAGCTTGCAACAAAAGAAGCTATGAAAAGAAAAGAAAATTTAGAAGGTATTCAAGGATTAATTTTTGGAGATCGTATGGCAAAAGATCCAAATTTTATTGAAAATCAAATACAACAAATCATGGCAGCGTCTACAGGCGCAAAAGGAGCAACAGATAGTTATGTAGATAACTATAGATTTTTACCACAAGAACAACTTACATCAGATGAGTTAGACGAAAGATTCGATATGGAAGGTGGTATTATGGCAGCTAACGGTGGACGAATAGGTTTTGCTGACGGACCCACCGATCCTAAAAGAAGAACTTTTATGAAAATTATGGCAGGCATTGCGTCCCTACCTATTTTTAGTAAATTTATAGGAAAATCAGAAGTTGCCAAACCTATAGTTAAGATTGCAGGTAGCTCTACTAAAATGCCAGACTGGTTCCCTGACCTTATAAACAAAGTTATGTTTAGTGGCACAGGTAAAAAAATAGATGCAGATATTATGAAGTATGAAGTAAAAGAATTACCCGGCATAGAAGTTTACAGACATGACGATGGTAAAGTTTTTGTATCAGGCAAAAATGAATACGGAAGAAGATATGAAATTGAATACGAACCACCAGGCTATGAGTTAGTAGATGAAACAACAGGCAACGCTGTAAAGAGACCAGGTGATTTTATAGCTCAAGAAGAAGTGCCTGTTAACGTAGATCGTGATGGCAACACTGATTTCGATGTAGAGGTTCTTGAAGATTTAGATCAACTATTAGGATCAGATACAAGAGTTATGGAAGAATTTGCAACAGGTAAAAAAATTAAAGAAATGAAATCAGGTGAATACAACGTTGGTCGAGCTGAGGTTAGAGCAGAGCAAGCAGCTGATGAGGCTGCAGAACTAGAGGTGTTTGATGAAATTGACTAAAACAATACCCCCTAAATCAGGACCTGAGTCTCAGGGGTTGCTTATTGATTATAATACTGTTAAACCTGTGAAACTGGAGAAAATAAATGGCAGACATAGACAAGTCTCTACCAAACGTAGAGCAAGAGTTAAAAGTTCCATCACCTGAAGAAATTGAAGTTGCTGAACAAGAAAAGCAACAAGAAGTTAACGAGCAAGGTGATCCTGTAGAAGTTACAGAAAACGAAGATGGCTCTGTAGATATTAATTACGATCCTGCAATCGCATCTGTCGAAGGCGGAGAAAATCATTACGACAATTTAGCTGAACATTTACCTGATGATGTATTAGGAAGATTAGGTTCAACACTTTTTCAAAATTACCAAGACTATAAAAATTCTAGAAAAGATTGGGAACGATCTTACAGAGAAGGTTTAGATTTATTAGGATTTAAATACGATCAAAGAACAGAACCGTTTCAAGGTGCATCAGGCGCAACTCACCCTGTACTAGCTGAAGCTGTAACTCAGTTTCAAGCGTTAGCTTACAAAGAATTATTACCAGCAGAAGGCCCAGTTAGAACACAAATTTTAGGTGTACCTACTCCAGAAAAAGAACAACAATCTCAAAGAGTAAAAGATTTTATGAATTACCAAATAATGGAAAAGATGAAAGAATATGAACCAGATTTTGATTCAATGTTATTTCATTTACCGTTGGCAGGATCTGCTTTTAAAAAAGTATATTATGATGAAGCTACTTCAATGGCTTGCTCTAAATTTGTTCCTGCGGATGATTTGATTGTTCCGTATACAGCTACCTCATTAGACGATGCGGAATCAATCATACATCGAGTACAGATTTCTGAAAATGAATTAAGAAAACAACAAGTTGCTGGTTTCTATAGAGACATAGAATTGAAACCAGGATTAATGAACGAAACCGAAGTAGAGAGAAAAGAACGAGAACTTGAAGGACAAACTAAAGGTAAAGAAGAAGATATTTTTAATTTGTTAGAGTGTCACGTAAATTTAGATCTTGAAGGTTTTGAAGACATGGGAGAAGACGGTGAACCAACAGGAATTAAAATGCCTTACGTTGTAACTGTAGAAGAAAACTCAAGAGAAATTTTATCAATCAAAAGAAACTACGAAGTCGGTGATCCATTAAAGAAAAAAATAGATTATTTTGTACATTTCAAATTTTTACCAGGTTTAGGTTTTTATGGTTTTGGTTTAATCCATATGATTGGTGGTTTATCAAGAACAGCAACAGCTGCTTTGAGACAACTACTAGATGCAGGAACATTATCTAATTTACCTGCTGGATTTAAACAAAGAGGAATCAGAATTAGAGATGATGCACAATCTATACAACCTGGAGAATTTAGAGACGTAGACGCACCAGGCGGAAATATTAGAGATGCATTTATGATGCTTCCGTTTAAAGAACCATCGCAAACACTCTTAGCACTTATGGGCGTCGTAGTACAAGCAGGTCAAAGATTCGCTTCAATAGCAGACTTG